CCGGGTGTATGGATCCATTGGCAACGAATTATAATGCGAACGCAACAGTGAGTGACGGATCGTGTGTGTATCCCCCAGACCCGATTCCCGGGTGTATGGATCCATTGGCAACGAATTATAATGCGAATGCAACAGTGAGTGACGGATCGTGTACATATCCTCCAGACCCGATTCCCGGGTGTATGGATCCATTGGCAACGAATTATAATGCGAACGCAACAGTGAGTGACGGATCGTGTGTGTATCCCCCAGACCCGATTCCCGGGTGTATGGATCCATTGGCAACGAATTATAATGCGAATGCAACAGTGAGTGACGGATCGTGTATATACCCTCCCTCACCTACAACACTCAAACAGTACACCCCCCTCTATACAAAAACGAGTAAGCCGACGGGAGGCGAATTCATGAATAACATGACAGTGGTGTCCCAAGCAGTATCCACGGTGGATAGTCAAGACCCAGACGGTATAAAATGGTTGAGTTGGTCAGGGACTGAATGGGATGGAGTCCCGTATTCGGGATACATAGGCCCTGACAAACGAGGTTTTTATCCGGAACTATGTGCGTTTTTGAAACCAAAAGGTGGTAATTACGCGATACGCGGACTACGGGAAAAATATTACCAAGTAAATCCATTCCAGGATGTAACAAATCCCACGATAGCCGAGATCGATGCGTGGAATATCGAGGTGATTAAACACCTCAGGGCCCTAGTTGGGAATACAACTCCAATATCCAATGACGCCAGACTATATCTCGAAGCAAGATGGTCGTCAGAGAGGAAGTTTACGAACGAATGGGATACAGACTACCCAGACTCATACACATGTGAAGACGCAAATAAAAATATAGTCAGTTGCAGTGGGAGAGCACCAGGTCCATGTTTTGGTGTGACAGACCTAGCAGGAGGACACTGTGGTGACTCATTTTTTCCGAATACGTCGGATCGAACCCCATACATACAAGCTTACCCGGTAAGTCACCCGGAATTGGTAACATACAACAGCAGAAAATCCTTAGCGGTAAGTGTTGGCGAAGGATCCAACAGAGACATTCCATGGTCAATACGACTGGCGGCAGCATTAGTAGGTATAATATGCGGTGAAGGAATATACGGCCACGCGGGGCCGATAATAGGAACAGACGCCAAACAATTATACGGAAATGCATGGTGGGATAGAGGCACTGGTACGACGGTGCATTTGAGAAACAAATGGTCAAACCCTTGAGCAGCTCATAAATTCAGGAAACAAAAAACCGAAAACAAAATGGCGTCTCCACAAGCAGGAAACAATGCTGCGGGTAGCGGCTCGTTGCAGGTGTATACTAAATCGTTACTTGACCCATTCGATAAGGGGATGTCACAACCCAAACTGTTGGATGGAAAGGTAGCAAGGTCGTCTGGAATCCGATTGCGTGCAACTGGTGAAATTACATGCAATAGTCAAGGATCCACATACATTGCACTAATTCCAGGAGGATCCAATGTGATTTGTTGGCGAGTTGACGATGATCCAATGCTACCAGAAGTAACACCCGCAACATTCCAGGGACACCTGGATACAATTCCCGATCGAGCAAATGTGAAGTCCTACCGCACAGTCGGAACTGCACTGAGGCTGTCGCTTGTAAATAGTGCTGATCAGAATGAAGGATACTGGGAGGCAGCCCGAGTACCAACAAGCGCATTGGATTTCAAGTTCACGGCTCCAGACCCATTGAATCCAACCGTGTATAACACAGCGGTGTCGCTGACAATGCAAGACATTGACTTGTCGAACTATCAAACATATCTAACCGGAAAACTCAGAGACATTCACCGCTACCAATTTAAATTGAATGCAATTGACAATGACATCGATTTCACTAGAATTCTACCAGAGCCGCCAACCGTGAATCAATTCGTCTCTGAACAATGGGACACGATTATTATTAAGGTTCACGGACGAGTTGAAGTAGGCGCACCATCCATGTTGATGTACGATTGCATTGCAGCACAAGAAGTAATCTATAAAGAGAACACGGCACTAGCCCGTTTGATGAGTACATCACCATACGTACCACAGACAAAGAGTCTATTGACACGAACCAGATTTAATCCTCCCGGTGTACAAATCAGTTAAATATTTCAAATTCAAAAAATACACCACGACTAATTCAAAAATACACCACGACTAATTTAAATGAATTACATGACTAACAAAACCGAAAACAAAAAATCATGGATCACAAACTGCGATGCCAGATCTAAAAGCACGACATTGGGCGTTTACGCTCAATAACTATACACAAGAAGATGTTGACAGATTATCAAACCTTGATAAAACTGAGGTCACGTACATTGTATTCGGTAAAGAGGTAGGTGAGTCTGGAACAGAACACTTACAGGGCCATGTATATTTCGAGAAACAGGTGCGCTTATCCCGAGCAATCCAAACGCTTGGTCAGTGTCATCTCTCGCAAGCGAGGGATGTCGATGCAAGCATTGAATATTGCATGAAAGAAGGTAATTTCGTTGAGTTTGGTGTAAGACCGAGGATAACCAAGAAAAGGAAAGTTGACAAATTAACAATTGAAGAACGCATGGATGCGTTTAAAGAAGCAGTAAACGATGGTATGACGGATATGTTTGAACTAAGGGAATCACATACAATAGTATGTGCGAAATTCCCTGCGTTTGTCAAACAATACATTGACGATGTAAAACAGAAGAACATACCAAAGGTAAAAGCATTTCCATTAAGGAGTTGGCAACAAGAACTATACGAGAGCCTGTTAAAGCCCGCCGATGACAGAAGAATAATCTTCGTTGTTGATATTGTTGGAAATAGTGGCAAAAGCTGGTTTGCGCGATATTTCTGTGATTATCATGGAAATGGACAAATCGTAGTCCCCGGTAAGAAAGCTGACATGGCATTGACGATAGACGAAACAAAGAAAGTGTTCTTCTTTGACTGCCCACGAAGTAAACAAGGTGAATTCATTCAATATGACTTCCTCGAGGAGTTGAAAAATGGACTCATCTTAAGCCCAAAATACGAGAGTAAGATGAAACGTCTCGAGACCCCGCATGTGGTTGTGTTGATGAACGAGAGACCTGACGAATACAAATTGAGCAATGACCGCTATCACATTATCACACTTAAGACCAATAATTAAGTAATGAGATTAAAGAATCTGAAAATGTTGTCCAAATCAGGCATCGACCCTCTTAGTGGCGCCATTGCCAAGGTTCATGAGAGACCGATGTTTGTTTATGAACCCGGTGTTGTAACGACGACTACGCCATGTTTTTGACCCGCGCTCGGCGAGCTCATATCGGGAATTCATTTCTCTGACTCTCTGAGCCGCAACATAAACAATGGAAATAGGTCTCAACAGTGTGTCGTTGCATTCAAGTGGACCACGCTCAGGGATTGGGAATGCAACAACCCTTTTGAATACCGGAAACATAAGCGTCTTGCTGTGTATAAATCGAGTATATGGAATGGGAAAAGGTGATACAGACATCCTGACCATGTATGCGTCCTGTGCATTTGCTATAGCATCATACTCCGCAAAATAGTAACGGTTACAGTCATCGTCGGGTAAGTTCATCGCTAATTCTTTATTCGTAGTTTAAAACCCGTTTGACCGATGCAAATGGATGGTTTCTGCCGTTGGATAAAAAATGATGATCCCCGATCCATTCAAGTGGGCCAAACATCATAGGACTGAGTATCACAACCCGGAATCCCTTAAGTTCATCGGACAAGACATTCAAATTGAATACACGATCAAAAAAGATACAAGCAACCAAAACCGGCAAGACTCGACCGCCGTTGAAACACCACTCGTCCCGGTACAACAGGCAGCCACCCAGTCTATTAGCTATGTACCAAAGATGCGCGTAGTGATCATCTGAAGGTGAAACCCTTTCGATGTGAAAAGCCCTCGAATGAAATCTCATGATGAAACTCAATGAGACCCAAGTCGTTACGACCCTCCAATCATTCTGCAATCGTGTTATCTTCCGCATCAAATCGTGTTATCTTCCGCATCAAATCGTGTTATCTTCCGCATCAATCGTGTCGTCTCCACGTCGCAACATCCTACCAAGGGTCTGTGAAAGGATCAAACGAGAATTCGAAAATCAAAGACCTGATTTCGTATGGCAACTCAACCGGAAGTGGAAACCATTGATCCATCCACATGGTATACTCACAATCTCCCATGATGACTTATGAACATGAGCTAACGACGTTCGTGAGGACAAAACAGGTCTTCAAAAACCGATTGAGAAATCTAAAGGATTATGACCATGTGAAAGTGTACGTGTATGAGTTACAGAATCTGGGGTATAACAACCGCAAACTGTTATACATGTTGAAAGAATTGGGTGAGATAACATTTGACGAAGAAAGTAATTTCAAAGCGTTAAACACCAAAGGACCGTTGAACCCCCAACTATTGGATAAAGCCAAACGAAAGGATAGGATTGAAACTCCCCTAACATCATTACATCTTTGGATGAGAGAGCAATTGAAACATGTCACGTTACCCGGGGTCGGGGAGTGTGACATTCCCGTCTATTTCAAGGCGTTCTTAGAACATGGAAAAACCAATTTAAAGGCATTTTTTTCTGTAGACACATTCTCTTCCAGGGTTCACACACCCGTTGTGAATTTAAAGGGGACATTGCGATTTAAATTGAAATTTCACAATAAAGATATCGTGTCACTTGATGTGAAACAGATGCAACCGACGATTCTGGCAAAGGTATTGGAAGACAACATAGGAAAAAACTCGTTCTCTGATGCAATTTTCAGAGGTGAAGACGTGTACGTCCACATACAAAAGGAAGCAAATTTAAAAGAACGTGATGATGCAAAAAAATACCTATTTCAGTTAATATTCGGGAAACCGATGAATGACATAGGAAAATTATTCAAAGGTGATACCCGATGGGTGGATTGGATAAACGAATACAAATCCAGAGAAGAGTGTCACAACCCCCATAAAGCAAAACGGCATACGAACTTAGCGTGGTTGCTACAATACAGTGAGGTGCAAGTAATGACAGGAATATGGGAACGAATGAAGATGAAACATATCCCATTTCTAACAATTCATGATGAAATCCTGTGCATCAAAGGAGATGAATCACAGACACAAAAAATCATGGAATCGGAATTGAAAAAACACTTTAAATATTTTATCGTGAACATCACAAATTGTCATGAGTAATTCTGTCGGGCGCGTCGGATAAGGTCGAAGACGGCATGATGACATAAAATTGAAACAGTTAGAATGAAGAAGTCAATATTTATCCTCCCACCGTTGTTTGCGTTAACAAACGCTTTAGAGCGAGCTGTGATGGAGAAACAGTCAATAGACGGGACATGTGGATCCGACTATTGTGAGGAGGTTCAATATCAGAAGAAGGTAACACAGTCAAAAACCTTTAAAGAAAAAAACACCACAAAACCACCGCAAAAAAATATGAAGACGAAGAGTAAAAGCGTTCCGCATTGAATCGTACTTACTTCCGCATTGAATCGTACTTACTTCCGCATTGAATCGTACTTACTTCCGCATTGAATCTTGAATCATGTCACCTCCCCCTTCCCCCGACGAGATTACGTTTCATAAAAACAATGTATATCGATATCAGAATGGAGGCTGTAAATGAAGATGACACTGCGTCGGTTGGATATGAATACGATTATGATGAAGAGCCGTTAAACCCGGAGTGGGGTAAAATACGCGATCTGTTGCGAACAGACCAACGAACAAAGAAAGCATTTGAGGTGTGGGAAAATGTATACGGAGAGAACAACGCAGTACTTTATTTCGTGATGATGGGTTACAAATTGGAAATCGAAAATGGCGTTCAAAAACTATCCGATAAGGACGTACCTACCGATGATAAAGAAGAAGTCGAGAGTGTCAATAAATGGTGAACTCATAAAATAAATAAATGTGCAGACACACAATCTATCTAATATCTGTAATCATGGTGATAGTGATGACAATGATAACATTGGGAGGATTGAGGAACCCGACATTGAAATCCACAAAAACAAGATCAATAACTAGAAAAATATGTCATATATGTGGACAGTCGGGGAACAATGCAATGAAATACCCCAATACATTAGTTGGACTGAGTGGAAAAACGTGTACAGAAGCCTTGTTTGAAACATTAAAAATAACAGATGACTCAAAATGCAAAATACAACAGCAAAAATGGAACACATGCTGCAATGGAAAACCACCAGGAAGTTCGACGAAGCCACCGACAATAGAAGAAGCACCAAACGTGATTTGGATAGGACCGAATAAACGGTGTGACGTATGCAGGGGTGGTGCATATCCGAATAGATTAAGTATGGTGTTAAATTTCCTCTATATAGGATTAGGCTCATGCAAGCAATACTATATAAAAGGACGAGAAGGAAAGATACCAGACCATTTATGTTCGGTCGTCCAGTACTACGCATGGGACCCGTGTGGGTGTGAGGTCAAGCCTTAGGATGAGACAACCACGAAATCAACCCATTGGCAAGTTTCCTGATGAAAGCCTGAGATAGTTGGAATATCGTAGCATCGTCCAACAAGGTTGGTCGTTTAAATGGGGTGCACACCTGTGAATCAAAAGAAGAACCGAGTGCCTTCCTCGCATAATTTTCATGGACCCGTTTAATATCGTACTGTCTTTGACCAAATACCTTAACACAAACTCTCTTGACAAGCGGCACATTACCGATATTCGCTGAGCAAACCGACATCGTGGAAGAACTTTTAAGGACCCTGAATGTAAAAGTAGGCAACCCCCTTAAATCGTAAGTGAGAGCGTATGTGCCAACAGGTAGCGAAGGACTAACTTTGTAATAGAAGATCATTGTGAAAAATGAGATTTGTAGCACTAGATTTGGAAACCACCGGAATGAACAGAGGGTGGGGAAACGTCAGTAAAGGACATCGCGTCATAGAAGTGGCGTGCGTGGAGATATTAGACGGAAGCGTAACAGGAAAAAAATTCCAGAGCTATGTCAACCCTGAACAGAAGGTGTCAGAATCAGCGATAAGAATTCATGGAATATCTGATGAAATGTTAAAACACGAACCAAAGTTCCGTGACATTGCCGAAAAACTCCTGAACTTTATTGGTGACTCACCATTAGTAATTCACAATTCGAAATTTGACACGGCATTCCTAGACAAGGAATTCAGTCGTATGGATAAGATATCACAACCCAAAAACACATTCAAGGTCATTGATACGTTAGATGTGACGAGGTCTAAATTTCCATTTGAATCGTGTAAACTTGACAACCTGGCAAAGATATTTAATATACGGCTAAACAGGGAGAAGCATGGAGCATTAGTCGATGCGACAATTCTGGCCCATATTTTTGTTGGCCTGATTGAAAAATATGGTGGACCGGATGTATGAATTGAAAATGTTGGACCATGTCAACGATTGTATCGCGACGTTGCTCGGTGAGTGGGTCAGTACATACCCAGGAACGAGGATTGAATGTAACGAATGCAAAGGATTCCATGAGTATAAGATCCCGAGCATAGTAATGCCAACCCTGTATGAATATGATCGAACGTGGTTAAAGTCCGGGGTGGATAATCCATTGTATTACCAATGGATTTATGAAGCGTCGTTCAATGGTGACTATGAGAAATATTTGAAGAAAATCGATAAAATCCTAACAGAACAAGTTGAGTTGTGGTGGGTTGATAAAACAACACGAGACCACAACCTTTTTAAATGTTTCAAGTCATTCTCCGACGCGGTTAGTCTACTAACCACGATGATTAAAGATTAATTAAACTAACCGAATGAGGTTAAATTCACTGATATCGTGTGTAACAGTACCAGGTGTACCAATATACAATTTGAATTTAACAGTGACGTTTGTGACGGCTGTAAGAGTAACAACTCCCATAATGTAACATCCCTGGTACCAACCAGCTTCAATAGCACTAAATTGTCGAGTATTATCAGCGGCCACGATACCAGTTCCTTCCATCCAGATAAACCAAGACCCGGGTGCCGAGCCATGTTTGAAATTTCCACTGAATACAGCGAGGTATGTGCCAATTGGTACGGATGTGATCGTGTGTACAGCAACACCTGTGTTGTCTGTTGAAGTCAGATTCGCTGTCACGACGGATCTGAAGTATGTGAGATCAGCATTCACTGTAATAGACCCAGGACCTTCTGCTATGGAAACATTGTTTCCGGCGGTCAGAGATGCGTTAAGTGGGATGTTACCGGTACGACCAATAAATAACTTTCCATCCGTCAATTCACCAGCCTCGATGATACGACCCCCAGCGGTACTCCTCATCATCCTATTACCGCTGAGAGCAGTGCTTGAGTTAGTCCCGCCATTGGCAACGGGGATGATATTAGCATTCAGATCGAGAGTCCCGGTAATTGATGTAGCCGCAGCGTTTAGTGTGGTAAGGGGTGTTGAAGACCCTAGAACTTGATTCCCGGTTGTCATGTCGATCTGCAGAGGGCGTGTCGCGTCGAAACCACCACTTGGGTCAGCGACCGCGGTTTTCAATATCCAGAAGTTGCCCCCGTCATGCCTTAAAAAGACACTGGTATTAGCACTCTCGATACGAGTGTTAGCGCCCCTGATTGTGGGACCAGCGTTGAGAATAATGTTGTTAACCCCGTTTGGAGAGCCGATATTGACATTAGTTGTTGATCCAGCAACACCAGCAGTGCCGATATTAACAGTCTTGGTGTTACCGGATAAGGTAGCACCACCCCCAATTGTTGTTGTTGTGTTTCCGGTACCCGTACCAACGTTGTTAATGCCAGCATTTGCGTTAAAAGTATTCGTGACCGTTAGAGACCCGCCGACGGACAGGTTGTTGGACACTGTTTTATTGCCAGTGAATGTTTGAGCACCCGTTGTAACAACACCCCGTGCAGTAGCCGATGCATCTGGTATATTGAGTGTGATGACGGGTGTGGTAGTCGATGTGGTGACAGAGGATGTGATATCAGCACCCGCCACCGCCGTGACATTTAAAGCGGTGTCAGTGACAGTACCAACAGGTACGTTACCGGCCCCAATAACAGACACACCGTTCACAGTTTTAATATTCGTACCACTGACGAGTACGGCTTGCTTCGCGTTCAGAGCCGTTTGTGTCGCAGTGGAAATCGGTTTGTTCAGGTCGGACGTGTTGTCGGCATTTGTCAAGCCCACGTCGGCCTTAACAAGTGCAACATTTCCAGTCCCTTCTAGGCTGTAAGTGTTGATAGTCTTCAGCGGTCGTTTCGTCTGGATACTTAGTGTGGTTTCTATTGCATCAGACCCGGCAGGTCCTTGAGGTCCTTGAGGTCCGGTAGCACCGGGAGCGCCATCGATCCCATCTGCACCATCAAGACCCGCAGGGCCTTGTGGTCCGGCAGGTCCCTGTGGGCCAGTAGCACCATCTGTTCCGTCAAGACCCGGAAGCCCTTGGGGTCCCTGTGGTCCCTGAGGTCCGGTAGCGCCGGGAGCGCCATCGACCCCGTTTGTTCCGTCAAGACCCGGAAGCCCTTGAGGCCCGGTAGCACCGGGAGCGCCATCGACTCCATTTGTTCCGTCAAGACCCGGAAGCCCTTGGGGTCCCTGTGGTCCCTGAGGTCCGGTAGCGCCGGGAGCGCCATCGACTCCATTTGTTCCGTCAAGACCCGGAAGCCCTTGGGGTCCCTGGGGTCCCTGAGGTCCGGTAGCGCCGGGATCGCCGTCGACTCCGTTTGTTCCGTCAAGACCCGGAAGCCCTTGGGGTCCCTGAGGTCCGGTAGCACCGGGAGCGCCGTCGACTCCGTTTGTTCCGTCAAGACCCGGAAGCCCTTGGGGCCCCTGGGGTCCCTGAGGTCCGGTAGCGCCGGTAGCGCCATCGACTCCGTTTGTTCCGTCAAGACCCGGAAGCCCTTGGGGTCCTGGCGGTCCCTGAGGTCCCGTGGCGCCGGCAGCGCCATCGACTCCGTTTGTTCCGTCAAGACCCGGAAGACCTTGGGGTCCCTGTGGTCCCTGAGGTCCTTGAGGTCCGGCCGCACCAGCGATTGCTGTGATGTTTGGAATACCATCTTTGTCGGGGTCCCAGTCGGTGTCAAGCCATTTTTTAAATGTAGGATATCTAGCGCGTTTAGGTGGGTTAGGCATGATGTTATTTTATGTGCTAACTGCGTTGATCTCTTCGGCAATTTCCCTGCGGTTAATTTGATCGAGACGATACATCTTAGTGACAAGCTCAATGGCGTAGTCTTTCACCTTGTTAGCCTTCTTATTGTTAAAAGCTTTGATCGTTTTCACAGAATATGGAATCTTATAACCGTCACGATAACCTTGTCCCTCGTTGTAAAAAAACACCAAATCACGTTTGTAAGCACGAATATCACCTTCCATCTGTTGTCGCATCAAAGTAGTCTCTTCGATAAAATCAGATTTGGATAGGACAAAGTCGACGATATCAAGTCCCGAGAGAGACCCTCCTCTGAGTTTAGCAACAATCTCATTGTAGAGCCAGAGTGACACACGTAGAAGATCAATATAGCGCAACTTTGCATGGGATGTGTTAGGTTCCATGAATTCGTTGACGACCTTATTAATGTAGTTCTTGCGTCCTGGCATCTCTCACAACCTGTCAAATGTAAAAAATGAAGAGTAGGAGGAGAGAAAAAAGAGGGGTAAGCGAAGCGCAGGATCGACAAGGAATAACCCTAACCAGACAGTTATGGTTATTCCTCGTCCGATACATTATTACCCCCTCTTTTTTCTCTCCTCCTACTCTTTATTTCCTATAGTAAACCAGTTCTGGGTTTCAAAGACTTAACGAGAAAAATAAAACATTTAACGAAAAAATACCCTTAAGCAAAAAAACCTTGATCCTACTATTAATTCTGATAGTAAAAGGCAAAAGTACTGTTGAAAGCTATACTAAAAGTACAATTAATTTCGTATAGTAAACAACCTTGATCCTACTGTTAAAAGCTATACTAAAAGTACAATTAATTTCGTATAGTAAACAACCTTGATCCTACTATTAATGTACATAGTAAAAACATACAGACATTTATTCATTAAGTAAAATTTTAGAAACCCCCTTAAAGCCCACGCGGCGTCTGAGCGTCTTAAGACATATAATATTTAACGACAAGTAACATTAATTAAATAAATCCAATATTACTTATGTCTATCCAACAGCCTACGCGGCGCTTGAGCGTCTAATCAAAACTCATTTTTTCTTGTTAGATTTAGACTTAACAGACTTAACATTAGATGATTTGGATGATTTTGTAGAGTCAATAGAACGGATCTTTGATTTGAACTTGCTAGCCCTAGGATCATAAACCTTGTTCATGAGAGGTTTACGCTCCTTTCTGATATTTTGAAGTAAACCAAACCGATTTTTTTTATCCGTATGACTAATCATCCATGACCTAGATAAAGAAGCATATTTGTTAAAATCCTTTGACATACTTTTCCCGGTGTCAAGTGACAATCCCTCCTCTGACAAGCCCTCAATCGTAAGGATATGTTTTCGGATACAATCCGAACAGAATTTCTCATCGTTAGCCAGATGATCTTCGAGTAAGATCATCTGTTTCGCTATCTCCCGCATGTTAAATTCCGGTGAATTCAATGCAGGTCTAGACATTTTTAAATTGGAATTTAAATTTATAAGTAGATGCCTATACCGAATGACAAGATGACATAGAATCAAAAAAAGGACCCTCGCCTCTATAGGAGGAATCAACCGAAGAGGAATTTCCAGAAATCGAACATCCAGAAGAGTGGAAAGAGATAGTCTCACTATCCCCCATATCCATAGCTATACCAATAGTACCTAATCCGTCACCGTCTTGGCATGAAGAAGGTCCGGGAGGGCATTGCATATTAGAAATCCTTTTGGCAGCCTGAGCCCTGATATTATATTCCGTGTAACACGGTTTGACGGAATTAGGAGTCTTCTTCGCAACAGTAATTTTTTTCCCCCCCTTATCTATAACCCCCACTTCGCGACCCTCCTTTTTCGCATCCTCAAATTGCTGCTGAGAGTAAATAAGATCCAGATCATTATAAAATGAGACAGCCTGTTTCTTCTTTGTGTTGGTGCAAACAGCATACCTGGCGTCGGGGACATATACGTCAGGGTCCGACATCGGAGGGTAAGGAGCATAAGGTATATCGGGTACACATGTGTTTGATGTGGGGGTGTCTTGAACGAAATCGTCTATAGTTACCTCCCCAACAGACATATTTGAACCCGCATATAATTCCCCAGTCTCGCTGTCCGTCGATATGACAAGCGGAACCCCGGTGCTGATCAATCCCTCCTGTTCCTCTTGGGATGTGACAGGTGCAATTGGTGCCGCGGTGCTGACAGTAGGTGCGACAGTCCATCCCCCGTCATATCCCTCGCCTGGTGCAACACTGGCAGGCGGCCCCCATGGACCTGTCGATGTGGGCGGTGGTGCGGCCACCGCGTCACACCGAGGGATGGAAACCTAACGACGTAAGGAGCACTTTGAGGTGGTGAGACACGAATATACTGAAAAATTAAAATAAAGAACTTACACCAGTAGGGCCACAACCTCCACCGCTAGGAGGAGCGCTAGGTTGTTGACATGTTGCGCACGGCGTGGTTTGTGTCTGTGTTTGGACTTGGTAAACGGGTGTGCTCATCCCTCCACATGGTCTCCGTTCGGGAATGGGTGTGATGATAGAAGGACACCCGGCGGTAGCCATAGCCTGTGCCACACGAAGCCGGAACGCAGAACAATTAGCCTCACGTTTTTTAGCAAGGGCCTCGCAATTTGACATACAAGGATTTGTCATGTCGGGTTGCACGGGTTTGAGAGTCAATTGGATGGGGTCAGGTCCAGCCCATTTGTCTGCGTAATTCGGGTCGTCAATATTAAAGAAGAATCCGGGGGTACCTGGTGTAGAGACGTTCGGTACTGCATTCCCGTTCATAAGATCTACAAATCCCCCGGTATTGATAGGACCCTGTAGTGGTGGGGCTGTGACACCACCACCGCCGGGCGGTGCCCCTCCCCCCCCCGGCGGTGGTGGTGTC